GAGGGGCCGAGGTCATCAGCCCGTCTTTACAAATGGTGGAGCCCTTAGCCGGGTGCACCATCGATTTAGGCGTGGGCCAAGACCTCAAATATTTTTAAAACAATGTAGATTGCGCGGCTAAAGATGTCGCCGACACTCCCATGCCCTTTTGCGCGCTAAAAAACGGGGTGGTGGTCGCCCCCATCACAGGCTTTAAATCCAAAAAAGAGGCCGAGACTAAGCCCGCCGCAGGGCCCGCCGACCCTAAAGCCCCCGCCCCCCTTAAGCCCGCCGCCAAAGAAGAGAAAGACCCGCTATGCATCTTGCGCCTTCATTACTTCTTGCCCTCTGAAATCACTATAGAAGTCTAATATGACCGGTGGTTTTAATTTAAACCTAAGCCCCATGATGAGCAAGACGGCCATGGGGGTAGGGCTGGGGCTAGATTTTGTCAATCTTGGGATGGGTTTATTTAACACCATCCAAGGGGCCCAAAACGCCCAATCTCAAATTAAAGAAATGCAACGCGCCAACGACCTAGCCCGCCAGCAATTCATGGAGGAGACCAAACGCTACAATGCCAGAGAAGCCGAGCGGCTCAAGGCCAATGAGCAAATGGGGCAAAGCGCGCAACTCTACGACATGAGCGCAAACCCCCAAACACCAGCAGACGAAGCGGCGCCGATGGTGCGCGCATGATGCGTTTAGTGCGTTTTGAGGGCAGTGGGCAGGTGTTTTTAAGCTCTAGGTATGGGGCCATCAAGGCGCGTTTTAATGTGAGTGGCGCACACGCCCTGCCCATAAGTGATGCCAGCGAAATTTACACCTACCAAAACGCAAACGGGCTCTATCGTTTTAGCGTGTGTCCGGGCGAGGGCGAGCTAAACTACCTAGACTACCCCAAGCCTTTAAACTTCTATGCGTTGGATTTAACCCTTTTAGATGCCTATTTGGTGGGCGGGGCCTTCCCCCCCAATGTGGATTTAAGGGCCATGCAGCTTGTCAAGGAATTTTTAAGGGTGTATGATCTCAACATCTCTAAAAATGCCTTGTATCTAGCCCCCCCATTTTTTAAAGAAGTCGAGGAGGTGTATGTCAATGCTCTCAATGCTTGATGTGATCGACCGCATTAGAAGCCGTTTAAAAGACGACAATTACGAGAATTTGCGTTTTAGCACCAATGAGATCATCGATGCCATCAACACCACTTGTACGGCCTTGATTTTAGAGTTTAAGCTCAACAAGTTTAAGAGAAACGAGCTGATCAGTCCGAAAAATCCTTATATTCAGTGTCATTATTTATTGGGGGTGGAAGAGGCGTTTTTCAACGCCAAGTATTTAGAAAGGCGGACGAGCGTCCCCCAACAAGAGGGGCAAGACTTGGCCCTACTCATTGAGGGCGATAAAATCAGCGTCACGCCCTTTAAAGCGGGGTTTTTGTCTGTGGTGTATAACTATTATGACCCCGTCAGCGGCGAGGATGAATATTTGCCTATGCCAGATCTGTCCATGAATGCGCTGGTCTATGGGAGTTTGGGGCTGTTGTTAGAAATCCCCACAGACGAGCAAAACATGCAAAAAATCGCCATGATTAAAAACCTTTACAAAGAGGCGAAAAACGTGCTCGCCCTGTATTTAAATAACCTGTATTCCAACAAAAACCTTTATTCTAAGGTCGTGCGTGTTTAGTTTAATCTTAGATTTTAAGAAAGTTGGATACAATAACCCCCGTGGTCAAGCCCGCCTTAACGGCGAGCCCCCCGAACGGGTTAGTGTAATGGTTGGGCTAACAAGACCATTACAATCACAAGGATTACAAAAAATCGCATGTTGGTACTCCTTTCTAAGGAGTTACCCGCTCATCCTTTTTCCTCTCAAACGCTTTATTTGCGTGATACGCCAAAATAGCGACAAGGAAAAACCACACTGGACCCAGTGGCCTTATTATAGCAAAGTCTGTAGTTTAATCTTAGATTTTAAGAAAGTTGGATACAATAACCCCCGTGGTAGGCCCGCCCTTGCGGGCAGGCCCCCCTTAAAGTGGGTTAATATAACGGCTGCGCTAACAGAACCATTATTACCACGATGGCTATTAACAGTTTCATGTTGGTACTCCTTTCTAAGGAGTTACCCGCTACTTTCCTTACCCACTCAAACACAGCTAAAGCTATGTGATACGCCAATTAGCGCAAAGAAGTCCCAACACTGTATCCAATGCCCGCATTATAGCAAAGTCTGTAGTTTAATCTTAGATTTTAAAAAAGTTGGATACAATAGCCCTTGTGTGGGTACCCGCCCTTGCGGGCAGGCCCCCAAGCCTTATCAGTTGAGTGGCATGGTCAGTACCACAATCAACACGAGGATTATTACCAAGCGCATTGCAGTTCTCCCTTCCGGGGCGGAAACGCAACGCGTTTTCTTGACCGCGTTTATCCCCTTTCCCTCTCAACAAAGTTTAAACTCTGCGATTCTCCAAAAGACCAAAAAAGAGAACTACGACGGTGTCCAATGCCCTTATTATAGCGCCTTTCACCACAAACAAGGGCTTAAACAATGAACATTAACCGCTTTATCCGCAATTTTTTAACCCTGAGGTCGGCTTTAGAGGAGCAAAATTTTAGCTCAAAAGAGCTCAACAACCTTTGCATGCAAGGGGCTTTAGAATACGAAAAATTGCACTTAGAGGAAATGCGGCAGGGCTTAGACGAGGCGAAATTAAGCCTAGAGGCCGCCCAAGTCAAGGCGAAAATCGAAATTGAAGTCAGCAACGCCAAGCACGAGCTAGAGCTTAAAAGGGCCAATGCCTTAAACGCTTTGATCCAATGCACCAGCATGCTTAAGAGCTTAAAAGACAACGCCGCCATCAACCGCGCGAATGCCTACGTGGGCTTTTTGCAAGTGGTCGGCAACGCCACCAACACCGCCGCCGTAACATCGCATGCGAGTAATGTGATTAGGACGATTAACCAAATTGGCATGGCGGGCACGAATGGGCGTTTAGAAGGCATTTTAGAGCGCTTAGCGGGGGAATTAAACGCCCTAGACCCCCTGCAAGATGTCGGCCAAGATGTGCAGGTGTTCGCGCAAAGTTTGGAGACCTTGCCCGGGCACCCCGTCAAAGTGTGGGGCATCAGTCTTTTAAGCAATTCCACCGATAGCTTTAGCGTGGATGGCCGCCATGTGTGCGATGGGTGTAGCATGCTTTTTAACCAGAGCGCGCCGGGCACTTACGCCATCACTTTCACCAGCACAAACCAACAGCACAGCGCCAGCAAGACCATTAATATCCAAGTCCAAGCCCAAGACCTGCCGACACAACATAAAAGGAGCTAGCCATGGCACAAGATGAGGATTTGCAAGAATTAAAAGAGCCCCAACAAGAAGCCGCAGACACAGAAGAAGAGCAAGAGCAAGAGCCCGAAGCCGTCAGACTCACAGCAGAGGAGAAAGAGGCGCTAGAGAAGCAACAGGCGCTACAGAAGGCAGAGGAGGAGCTTAACTTTATGCGCGTGGCCCTAGCCACGTTTGAAAACGACCTTAAAGAGGGGACAGAGGTTTTAGAAAACGCTAAAGCCCAAAACCAGCAGGCCAGCTCACGTTTGCAAGATTTAAGCACCGCCCTAGAGCAGGTCAAAGCCGAGCAAACTAAGGCCACCCTAGCTTTAGAAACCGCCAAACACACCGCCCCTTTTGCCACTTTAGAGCCCTTGCCCTATCCCCCCGATTTGCGGGATTTAACCCTAGATTTACCCACCACGAAAGCCATCCAAGAGGATTTTATGCAGCTGCTAGAGAAGTCGTTAAACCAGAATGACGATTGGCGGCAGCAAATTTATTTGAGTTTGCAGGGCGTGCACCGCATTTTAAGCAGTTTTCAGGCCTTGAAGGATTTATACGCGAAAGCCGAGCTTTTAAAACCCGACCTTGAAAGCGGGGTGAACTTTGCCAGCGCGCAAGTCGATTACGTCAAAACTTTAATCGACGACTACAATGCCTATTTCGACCAATTCAACGCCATCATGATCCGCAACAACGGCATGATTGTTAAGAATTTTGATCTAGTGTTGGAGCAAATCGAGCTTGCTAAGAAACTCTTAGAGCGCGTAGGCAAAGACACTGAGGGCGTTTTGGCGATGAAAACGATGGTGCAAGAGCTTTTAAAGAAGCTAGAGAGCATGGACGAGGTCAAATTAGAGCTTGTAGAGACCAACAAGAAAGCCCACGTCTATATCCAGCAGATCAAAGAGCTTGGCAAAGAGTCTTTAAGCAGCATTAAAGAGACCACCTCCACCGCCATTAACAACATTGGCACGATAGAGGCGGACATCCAAACCAAGCTTTTAGCCAAAAGGACGGAAATTTTAGAGGAAATCGATGGGCTAAAAGAGGGCATTGAGGCAAAAGCCAAGGAGCATTTAGCCACAGTGCAGACCAAGCTAAACGACTTTGAAGTGCAGGTTTTAGCCAAGCTAGACGAGGCCAAAGCAGGCGTTCAGGCCGTGGTGCAAATTAGGGACTACTTAGAAGCCATTAGGCAATCTGTGCAAGATTCTTTTGACGAAAAGCTAGATGAATACAACTCAAACGCCAAAGAGAAGCTAGACCAATACAACGCAACCGCCCAGCAAAAGCTAGAAGAATACGACCAAAACGACCAAACCAAGACCACCGCCTACAACGCCAACCACGAGGAAAAGCTTAAAATCTACAACGACAACGATGCCCAAAAATTCGAGGAGTTTAACCAAAACGCCGATAGAAGGCTAGAGCAGCACAACACACAAGCGGATTTGAGGCTAGAAGAGTTCCGCGTCAATGACGTCCAAAAGCTAGAGGAATACAACCAAAACCACCTAGCCAAGCTGGACGCGTATAACCAAAATGCCGACCAACACGCCGCCGACTTTGAGGCCAACAACACGGCCAAAATCGAGGAATTTAACCGCCACACCACCGATAAAATCCAAGAATACGCTAAGGCCGCCGATGCCAAGTTAGCCCAAGTCAGCCAAGAGGTGGAGTCCTTTAACACGGGCAACATGGATAAGCTAGAGGCGTTTAAAAACACCATTGATACGAAAATCCAAGCTTACAATGAGAATGCCGATCAGCACACAAAAGAGTTTGACAAAAACGCCGCCACAAGCCGCGCCGAATTTACCAACCTAGCCGATGAAAGGCTCAGAGAATACAACGCCAACCACCTACAGAAAATGGCCGACTACGATGCCAATGACGACCAAAAGTTTAGAGAATACAACGCCAACCACAATGCCAAGTTTGCCAGCTTTAACGAAAACGCCCGCTTGAAGTTAGAGGGGGTGCAAGCCGAAATCGACCGCTTAAACGCGCCCAATATCTAAAAAATCGAGGGCTTTAGGCAGCGCGTGGATGATGAGATTTTGCGTTTTAGCCAAGAGGCCACCCAAAAGCAAAACGCCCTAGAGACCTCTTACACCCAAAAAAACACGGCCTTAGAGGGCAACTACAACCAAAGTTACACGCTCTTAGAGCAAATGCAGGCCAATATCCAAAAGAAATACGAGGACACGAACGATAGATTAAGGCGGCTTAAGGGCGATTTGATCTTAGAGATGAGCCAGCAGAGCGTGCTAGCCCCCATTGAGAATTTGCAAAAGCAAATCGACACCATGAAAGCGGGCTCCACCTATGGCCGCACACCTTTTACATGGGTTTATTGGGAGGGTGGGTGGCACAATTGGCAAGTCCCCACGCAAATTCTTTACTGCTTTTGCTACATCCAAGGCGGCTATACAGGATTTAGCAGTTTTGGAAGCTATGTCAGCGTGAGTGCTAGAAAAAGCCGCGCCTTGTTTTTAAATTTGCAGGGCGGGCAGAGGGTGCAGGTGAGCGTGGGCGATGGGGGCATTGTGCATTTATCTTATAATTTAAGGACCTAACATGGGACCCGACATCAGCGCAGGGCGGGGGGCCGTGTCTGTCTTGGCGCAAAACATCAGCAACTTAGCCCAAGCGCACAGCCATTTAGCCAATGTGGTGAGCTCCACACAGGGGCACTTAGCCAACATGGCCAACAAATACCACAATTTAGCCACAGCTGCCGCGCAATTTAGTTATCAAAAAGAAAAGGACGCTAAAGAGCAAGAACACCGCGCGGCGCAATTGAGTCTAGAGCAAGCCCGTTTGGATTTAGCCAACCGCCAACAAGATATAGCTAAAGAGCAATGGGAAAAAACCTTTGGCTTTAACCAACAGCAGGCCAAGCGCAACTATGGCCTAGCCAAACAACAAACGGCCGCCGAGGTGGGCTTGAGACGGGCGCAAACGCGCAACTTAGACGCGGATACGGGCACGAAAGGCTACATCCTAGGCCAAAGTGCAGACCCTAGAGTGATGGCGCTTGGCAATAAACTGCTCACGCAAGTAGGCGGGGGCTTTAAGGGCCGCAAACCCGCCTTGAAAAAGCCTTTAGAACCGCAAGATAAGCCGCCTGCTTTTGGGCTTAGCCCGATGGAGCGGCCATAGTGCAGGATTTGCGTAGAGAATTGGCCTTAAGAGCCCTAGCCCAAAGGGATTTTTACACCTTTTTAAAGCTCAAATGGGCGCGTTACAACCTCGCTCCTTTCATGCAAAGTTGGCACATCAACTATCTTTGCAAAGTCCTAGAATGCACCCAGCCTAGCACCGCCGCAGGTGAGCTCATCACGCGGCTTATGATCAACATGCCCCCCAGTTATGGCAAAACCGAGATCATTGCCCGCTCCTTCATTGCGTGGAGTTTGGGGCTAGATCGCAGCCGCAAATTCTTTTACATCAGCTACAGCGATGACTTGTGCCGCAAAATCGCGAACCAAGTGCGCGACTTGATGAAGTCCAAATATTTCGCGCAGGTGTTCCCCGAGCCTTTAGAGTTCTTGCAAGACAACGCGCAGGAATTCGTGCTAAGAGAAGGTGGCGGGCTGTTTGTCACCACCCTTAAGAGCGCGTTAACGGGTTTCCACGCGCACCAAATCCTCATAGACGACCCGATTAAAGTGAGCGAAATGTCGAGCAAAACGGCGGTAAAAAGCGTGAATGCGAATTTTAAAGAGAGCGTGTTAAGCCGTTTGCAAGACAACGAGAGCAACATCACGATCTTAATGCAGCGGCTGGGCTTAAATGATCTTTGCGGGTTTTTGCAAAGCGAAAGAGAATTTGACGAGGCCACCATTGCCCAGTGGAAAGTCGTTAAATTGCAGGCCTTGAATGAAAGCGCCCAAACCTACGCCATTAAAGACTTCAGCTATGAGCGCCCCGCCAACGAGCCGCTGTTTGAGGCGCGCCACAATTTAGAGGAGCTAGAAGCTTTGCGTTTGCAAATGGGCAATGACGAGTTTAGCGCGCAATACCAGCAAGAGCCCATCTCCACCAGCGGGGGCTACTTTGACGAGCAGTTTTACACCCACATTTTTACCCACGAGGTGGGGCAGGCCAACACCTTTATTTTTGTGGATAATGCCGTCAGTCTTAAGGAAAGTGCCGATAACCGCGCGGTGGTGGTGGTGGCTGTGGAGAATTATAAGGGGAGCGCGCGCTATGTGGTGGTCGATTGCTTTTGTGGGGTGTGGAGCGAGGAGCAGACGATGGGCCATATTTTGCAGGCCAAAGCCCAGCACCCCGAGGCCAAAACCTACATCGAAAGCGATGGCGGGGGGCTGACTTTGCACCGCCTTTTAATGGTCGAGCTGGTTAAACACAACCAAAGGGCTAAAGAGCTTGGCGGCGCGCCTTTAAACGATTTGATCTATTGCTACACGCCCAACCGCAAAGTGAGCAAGGTAGATAAGATCAAGGCCATGCGCCCTTTTTACAACACGGGGTTTTTGGTGTTTGCCCACAATTGCCACAACCAAGAGCAGATCAAAAAAGAGCTCTTTAGCTTCAACCCGGATAAACCCTTCCGCCAAGACGATTGTATCGATGCCATCGCCAGTTGTTTGAGCCACCCCGAGGTTAAAGCCCCCATTGCCAGCGCGCAAAGGGTCAGCGCCGCCCCCGCCTTTAAACGCCGCACGTGGCGTATCTAAGCAAAAAATAAGGCTGAAAAAGCTAAAATTGGGCGTTCTTGTTTCATCTTTCCTTTGCGTGGTGTGATTTAGCACCGCTCTTATTAACCCTTTTCAAAACCCCTTCAAAATGTTATACATCAAGGTCCTTAAGTTATTTGGAGGTGTGCGTTGCAACTTTACAACAAAATCCAAGAGCTTCTCCAAGCCAATAAAGAGACCAAACAAAAGAGCATCGCCCTTTTAGAGCAGGCGCGCACGACCTTAAGCGCGCATTTAGACGCACGGCTTAAAAGGGCGATGGACCAGTTAAACGGCCAAATCGCCACGATGATCCAAGAGCAGATGCAGGCTTTAAGCGTCCAGCAAAACCTGCCTAACATCGTGAGAGAAGAGGCCATCGCGAAGTTAAACGACCTAGAGGCCAACATCCAAGCGCAGATCGTCCAACGCTTTTTAAATAGTGTGGAGAAACGCCGCCTAGAGGAGCGCATCTGCGCGTCTATGCAAGAGCCTTTAGCCCAAAGTGTGGCCCAGTTCAAACAAGCCTACCAGCAAAGAGCCCTAGAGGATTTAAACCAAATGGCAACCACCCTTCAACGCGACTTTGAGGCCAACGCCAAGCCCCTTATTTTGCAAGGGCTCAAAGAAGAGGCCAAAAGCGGCGTGGAGGGCGTGTTGCAAAAGGCCAAAGAGGGCTTAGAGCAACGGGCGGCAAAGCTTTTAGAGCGCACGCAACAAAAGGCCAATGTGGATTTAAACGCCTTGAAAGCCACGGCCTTAAATGCCATGCAAGAGGCGTGGGAAGCAGAGGCTGGCGGTGCTTTAGAAGAGGCCAAGTTTGCGTTTAAGGCCGCGTTTGCGAGCTTTAAAGAGGACATGCAAAGGGAAGTTGAGGCGGGCATTTTAAACGAGGTGCAAGAGGCCAAAGACCTAGCCCAAGCGCAGCTAGGCGCGCACATGGCCGACTTTGTGGCGCAAACGCAGGCGTTTATGGAGTTGGTCGAGCAGCGTTTAGGCGAAGCGCTGCAACAAGATTTTAAAGAGCTCTTAGAGGACACGCTAAGCCGCTTAGACACGGAGTTTTTACGCGAAAAGCGCGAGGGGTTTTTTTCTCAAGTGGAAAAGGACTTAGACGCGCTACTCATCGCGCATTTAGACAACACGTCCAACACGAAATTTAAATTTTTGGCAAAAGAGTTTTTCCAAGAGACCAATAACATGCGGCTTTTTAGAGAAATGCAGCTAGAAGCCCAGTTGCACTTAACCGCCTTGATTCAAAGCCACGCGCTTAAAATATTAGAGGAAGAAACGGGTTATTTGCGCCGCAAGAAATTAGAGGAATTGGAGTTTAACAACCAACTACGCATGGGCTTAAAACGCCAAGAGCTCATCAAAGCGGGCATCATTGAGGAAAAAGAGTTTAAAAGAAAGGGCACGAAAGCCCACTTGGTGGATAGATAATGGGGACCATTTCACAATTCGCGCACACAGCGGGGACTTTATTAAAGCCCACAGATGAAAACTTAGCAATAGGGGCCACAGCCACCACCCGCCTTAGCAGCGCCCTAGAGGACACGCCCGATTTGAGTGGCTACCTTAAAGAAAAGCCTAGAGAGCAAACGCCCTCGCCAGAGCCAGAGCCACAGCAAGAGGAGGCTAGAAACTTACCCAGCACGGGCATCGCCGATTTAGACAGGCGGGTCAAAACGGGGGATTTAAACATGTTTGACTACTACTTAGCTAAAAATTATTTGGGCGTGGACTTAAACGCCCAGGTCAACGGCACGATGGAGTTGCGCCAAAAAATCGCCAACCGCACCCAAGCCACGCAAAACATGTACCAAACCTTGAAAGCCCTAGATTTGGGCGATGGCTTGATCCACAAATTCCAAGACAACAGCGGGATTTACAGCGGGCTAAGGCGCAAATTAAACGAGATGAGTAGCGGCATTATCGGGGTGAATGCCAACATGGCGGAGTTTATGACCGCGATGGGGCAATACGTTTATTCTCTAGCCAGCGCCATCAATGGGGGGGGCAAGGTCACCAATCAAGCCGTGAATGACGCGCACAAGATCATCGATGCGGGCTTTCGGGGCAAGGAGGAAAACACCGCTAGAATGGGCGAGGCGCAGAGCATGCAATTAAAGCTTTTATTGCGCCAAATGGGCGAGGTGCAGGCTTTAGGGGGCAAAGTGCCTAAGGAGGTGTTAGACGCGCTGCATAAATACCGCCAAAAGAACGCCTACATCAAAGAAACGAACGGAAAAATCGACAAAGACACTTATAGCAAAATAGGAGTGCCATGATGGGCTTTATTTTCCAAACCGACAACGCTTACGATTGGGGTTATTCCAACAACACCAATAAACCCTTTGATCTGTTTATTTGCGTGGAAAGCCACCCTTTCAACGGCAGCAATGGGTGCGCGATTAATGTTAGCACGAGCGATGGGCGTTACTCTTTAAGGGTGTCTGGGGGGACATCAAACGACTATGATGAGGAATTCTTCAATTACCGTCATCATCAGGACCGTAGAATTCACTATGTAGGCAAAAAGTGGGCGTTTATCCTTACTTTAATGCCCGGGGTGCGCTTAAGTGTGTTGGAAAGATGGGATGGCGCGCGCTCAAGTTGGACTTTATCGGTGTTTAAATTGGAGGATTAACATGGGGAGAGCGCCTTTATATGCCGACAAAAAAGACGCGGTCCGTCAAGCCTACGAAACCTCCAAAACCACCCACGCCCAACTTTCTAAGGAATTTGGCGTGCCCTATGGGACGATCGCGCGCTGGGTTTTAGCTGAGGGGTGGAAACGGCTATGCCCCGAGACCTACAAGAAAAAGAAAGCCGAGGCCAAGGCCTATTATGAAACCCACGATGTGGACTTTAAAGAGTTGGCAAAATTCTTTGAGGTCTCTGAGGGGACGATGAAGAAATGGGCGCAAGAGGAGGGCTGGGAGCCTTGCAAGGCGCGTAAGGAGGTGGAGGTGGAGGTCATCACCGATTCCATGCTAGATCACAGCATCGACACCTTCATCGGGGCGAAAAAGGAGCAGATCAAGGACAGCATTCGCGAGCGTTTACAAGATGCCGATCTGGATCCCATTGTCTTAGAAGCCTTGTTGGAGACCTCCAGCGATGAGCTGTTGATGAAGGCAATGAATTTAAACTACATCAATAAAAATATCCTTTTAAGCGCCATCATTGCCAAAGATGAATTGATGCGCATGGTCCGTTACAACGCCAACAACCCTAAAGGCAACCCCGTCATCATTGCGGCGGCCGAGAAGGTGGCGAAGATGTTTGCCGACTTGAAAATTAGCCTCTTTGGCAAGGAGCAAAGCACGCTGGTCGCCCCTAAACCCGACAACGACTACAGCAAAATGACCACAGACGAGCTTTTGAAAATCGCCAACAACTTAGAAGAGGAGAATTGATGTGCGTTTGTGGCTGGTGCCCCTGTTGTTGCTTTTAAACGCCTGCAGCCCGCAGGTGGTTTATCAAAAGGTGTATTTGCCTACGAAATGCCAAGTGGTTAAAGCCCCTAGACCTTCTAAAGATTTAGACACCCTAGAATACCTACAAGAGCTGTTAATTTATATAGAAATTTTAGAAAAGGATTTAGAACACTGCACGCAAGGTGAGGCCACAGCCCCCGCTAAATAGCCCCCACTTAAGGGGCGTTTTGTTAAAATAGGGAGTTGGCACTTGGTTATCTTTTATCCGCCATTTGGAGCACTGCAGACGGGTTTTTAACTTGTTTGTGTAGGGGGACGGGGTGATGCGGGCAAAAAACGCATCGCGTTTTCTCCCGAGAAAGGAGATAACCGATGGCTAAATTGCTAGTAATCCTAGCTTTTGTAGTTGTCTTCGCGGAACAACTGCACTAAGCTCAACTCAAGCGTTAAACGCTTGCGCCGCTAGTTGGCGGTGGGCTAAATGCTAGGGTTATTGTGCCAAACAATCCCTTAATCTTACCTATGTTGCGTTCAAGAAAACGCCTTGCGTTCAAGAAAACGCCTTGCGTTTTCGCCCAAAATAGGGCGTTTTAGCGTTAACCCTTGTAGGTGTTGAGAGCTTTTGCTATAGTGCGCTTGTTCTCACCTTACACAAGAGACACCCCCACCAACCACAGGAAAACTCCAAGTCTGTTAGTCTTGGTGGGGTTTTTTAGGTCAAAGGATGAAAGACTTTAACCAGCTGCAAAGAGATTTTAAAAAAGACCAAGACAGAGCGCTTAAATCCATCCAAGAATTTAAACAAGCCAAGGCCTACTACCATGGCAACCAACTCCCCCCAGATGTGCTGCACATCATCACTGAACGCGGCCAAACGCCCATCGTCGAGAATATCTATAAGATGATTGTTAATAAAATCATGGGCTACAAGATTCAAAGCATTCAAGAAGTGCGCTTAACGCCCCGCCAAGAAGAGGATAGAGCTTTAGCCGACCTTTTAAACGATTTGCTTAAATACTTCAGCCAGAAGCGCAATTTTGATAAGGAGATGATCAAGCGCGACCAAAACCTAATCATGGGCGGTTTGGGCGTGATCGAGCTTTGGCCTGTGGCCGACCTTGAGGGCAATATCGATGTCCAAATCAAGGCCCTAGACCCGCAAAGCTTCATCATAGACGCGTTTAGCACCGATGCCAACGCCCTAGACGCAAGGCGTTTACATAAGGTCATGTGTGTGCCCGAAGAGCAAAGCCAAGAGATTTTGCCCGGCGTGGAAGTGGTGTGCTATGAGAGCGAGGGCGAGCGCATGGCCGTCATCATTGAAACATGGGTGAAAGAAAAAGAGGGCTGGGATCGTTACTTATGGCATCAAGACGGGGGCATTTATCTACACGAGCCCACGCCCTTTAAAAACAAAATGCACCCCTTCATTGTGGCAAAGTTTTATATCGATGAAGAGGGCAATTATTACGGGCTCTTTAGAGACATCAAGCCCATGCAAGATTACATCAACTACGCCGAGAATCGCATGGGCAACATGATGGGCTCTTTTAAGGCGATGTTTGAAGAAGATAGCGTGGTGAATATCGACGAGTTTGTCGAGACCATGAGCCTTGATAACGCCATTGTGCGCGTGCGCCCGGGAGCTTTGAGGGATAATAAAATCCAGTTCATGAATAACCAAGCCGACATTGCGGCTTTAAGCCAAAAGGCCGAGCAAAAACGCAACTTATTAAAAATCCTAGCGGGCTTAAATGACGAAAGTCTGGGCATGGCCGTTAACCGCCAAAGTGGGGTGGCCATCGCCCAGCGTAAAGAAAGCGGGTTGATGGGGCTACAAAACTTCTTAAAGGTGAGCGATGACATGGATAAGCTCATCTTTGAATTGGCCGTAAGCCTCATTAGCCATTACTTCACCAAGAAACAAGTTTTTAGGATTGTAGACGCGAAAGTGGGGGATAGATATTTTAGCATCAACTCCAGCGCGCAAAACCACATCAAGCCTTGCAAGTTTGATCTCATCTACAAAACCCAGCTGAAGACCGAAAGCAAGGATGAGAAGTTTAGCCAATGGAACGAGCTTTTAAAGGTCATTAGCCCAATCCGCCCCGATCTAGTGCCTAATCTCTTGCCCTTGATGCTTAAAGACACGGATAGCCCGCTCATTGCAGACATTGAGGAGGTGCTAGAGCAAGCCCAAGAAGCCCAACAACAACAAGCCCAAGCCCAGCAGCCCTATCAAGAGCAATTGCAAGCTTTAGAGCTAGAGAAATTAAAAGCCCAAGTGATGGAGTTACAGGCCAAAGCGCACAAATACACCCAACAAGGCGAGTTGGTCCAAAGCCAAACCACCACCGAGCAAATCGCCCAAGTGCAAGAAGTCCAAGGCCAAGGCCTAGAGCCTTTAAACAAGCCCAAAGGCTCCAAGTGGCAAAAATACCCCTCCGCCCAGCACTTAGAGTATTAAGTTTCACTTAAGCCCTAGAAAGCCCTATAAGCGCTTTAGGCGGGTTAGGGGTCGGTTTTAGCTTGTCTCAGCGATTGTAGGCTTAAAGTGGTTTAAGTTTTCTTAGGCAAAAATTAAGCGATGGTTTGGCACAATAACCCTAGCTACTTAGGGAACGATGTTCCCCCCCGCTTTAGCGGGGCAAGCATGGATTGCTTGTATGAAGCTTTATTGTAGTCGCTCCGCCAAGATGACGACAACAGCTAGGATTACCAACCACGCCGTCCAGCCCCTAGCTTTAGCTATGGGGAGTATGTCAACAAAATCCCCCTTAACCACAGCGCCCGCGCTTAATCCCCTTGTGCGTCCATTTTGCGATATTCCTTTTCCACCATCCACTCCATCGCCACGCCCAGAGAGTTAAACATGTCTTGCTTGTCTTGCTCCTCTTGGCTCAAATCCTCTGCGTTTGTGTGGAAAAACACATCTTTAAAGTCAATGCCCGCTTCTTTGGCCCGCTCTTTGGCAAAGGCATAGGGCTTGGGCGCGTCTGTGGCATCTAAAAAATGCAGGTCAAAAGAATTCCAATAGTCTAAAGCCCACTGAGAGTAAGCCACTCTTAAGCGCTCAAAAGTCTCGTCACTGAGTTTGTTTTGCGCGTCTGTGTTGTCTTGAATGGCCTTGAAGTGTTGCGCGCGTGCGGGCATTCTTGGGGGGGTTTTGCGTGGGGTGCGCCATAAAATGACATTCTTGCCCTTTTTTAAATTCCAGTATTGGATATAGGCCTCGCGCTTGTCTTTAAAGCCCAAGAGTTTATCGTGCATGGCGCTTGCTTCATTGTAGCCCTTCCATTTGTGCTCTTCTCTTTTAATGTCTTTAAGCTGCCCGTCTGCGCCGATGATGAGCGTGTCGTCAAACTTAAAAAACTTATCTTCATAATGCCCCCCTTTGACTTGAAGATACCCTTTAGGCCCGTCTTCGTGTAAGGGCACGTCCACCAGCGGGGGCTTTTTCATGGGGTCAAAAAACGGCAATCTGTGCCCGTAGTGGTAAAACTCCATCTTTTTTAAGAAACGCCAAGAATTGTAACCATCGATGCGCGTGTGCACCATCTTTTTTAGGTTGGTGTTGAGGATGTGCACCATGCTTTTACGGTCGTAATGCCCGAATCGCTCGGCGCTCAGTTTGCCAAATCCCTCTTCTATGGCCTTCATGCGCTCTTTAATTTTATTCTCTAGGGCGGTTTTGACATATTCCTCGTTTTGTTGGAATTTGGCATCGGGGAAGGGGTTTTTGAGGTTATCGTAATAGGCATTGCCCGGGCCGACTTTGTGTTGGGTCGTGGTGATGATCTGTGCTAGCCCATGCTCTTGATAAGTCCCGTTAATGCCCTTCATGCAATTAGGGGCCTGCTGCCCCGCCTTGTAGCCTAAGGTGCCGGGGTTTTCGGCTTTATAAATCTTGCCTTCAGGGAAAATGTCATAAGGGGCGTAAATGAGTAACCTTGTGGTGCTTTTCAGATTGCCCGCTTCTTGCAATAAGGCCCGCGCGCTTTGCAAGCCCGCCACAGAGCCCGCATAAAAGGTAAAGTTGTTTTTGACATCTTCCTCTAAGAGGATGCCCGTCATTGTCCCCGCGATGGTGGCCACTCCCCCGGCCACGCCCATGGTCGCGATGGTCGCGCCTAAAGGCGTGCCAATGCCTACAGTAAACACGCTCACCAACACCCCCGCCACAATCGAAAAAATCGCCTCAAACAGCCCGGCTAAGAATTTAAACAGGTTTTCGGGTTTGGCGAAGATGTCGGTAAAAACTTGGAAATGCTTTTCGGCCTCGGCTTTGGCCGCCTTTTTGGCGTGGTGCATGATCGCCCATTCGGGGATTTCTAGGCCGTAGGCATCGCGAATGTCGCGATAAATTTTGGCCCTTTCGCGCGTTTTTTTCTTGTAAAACGCTTGGTATTCGCGGCCAAAAATGCCTTCACGGCCAAAGGTTAAAGGCATTAAAGGGCGGTGCTGGTGTTAAGCAGCGCTTCTAAACTGGTGGCTTGTTGGATGGCATCGCGGACTTTGTGGCGTTTGCCCAGCAGTTTTGCCAACTCTAGGATTTTCATTTGGTGCTTTTGCAAGATTTTAGCCACAAGGGCCTTTTTATCCTCGCCCCGGCTTTGGCTTAATTCATCTAAAAAGGGCGTGGGAGCGGTGTTGTCTTGCTCGAACGCCTTAGCCTCTTGAAACTGCAATTCGTAGGTCAACACCTCTTCAAAGGGGGTAAAGGCCTCTTGCAGCTCGCTTGCCTTCGCGTCAAAATCATAAGCCAATTGTTCTAAGGCATTGCGTTTGGCTGTCTCTAGGTCCATGCGCTCAATCACGCCCCCCACCACTTCACAGCCCACGCCGTAAAAATTTTCTTTGCCCTTTTCTAGCTCGATGAGCTCGATGTCGTCCTTGTTGTATACGGGCAAGTCTTCGCCGTTGATGATGTTGACCACGCGGTCGTTTTGGATCACGGCGTATTTGTGGCCCGGTTTGCACGTGCCCCGTGAATCGGAGGGCACCACTGCTTCCCCTGCTAACTCTTGTTCCCCGCCCGCTGCTGTTTCTTCTAACTCTTCTTGCAACTCTTCTTCTGGTTGGGCTTTTTTCTTAGCCATAGGGGTCCTTTGTTTTTTGGTATTTAAGCTTAAAGGCGGCTAAAGTGCAAGGGTTAAGCCGCATTAACCCTTTTTTGGCGGGGGATTTTTTCTTAAAATGGGGCTAAAGGGGATGAAATGGCAACTTTGGATTTTGTGAAACTAAGCCAAGATGGCATCAGCAAGAAGGCGATTTTAGACTTTGTCAAAAACAACCAAAATAACTTCAACTACCAAGAGTTGGAGGACTTTTACAAGCAAGAGGGCTTTAGCCCAGAGCAAATCACCAACGCGCTTTACAACGATTTAGTGCATTTTGACGCATTGGACTTTGCGCCCATTAAACCCAAAGAGCAAACCCCCACTAAGCCCATTCCCCAAGAGTCCCCACACGCGCCCATTGAAAAGGACCTAAGCCCCGCGCAGCTAGAGCCTAAAGAATTTATCCCCCTTTTGCCTGAAAACGCCCCCACAGGCGCTAAAAGCCCAGAGCTAAGAGACCCCAAAGAGGCTTTAGCTAAAATCCAAGAGAAGGCCAAAGCCCTACAAGCTAACTCTAGTTGGCTCAAACAAGCCCTTAGCACTTTAGATTACGTCAAAGACGACCAGCAAAGGCAAGAGAACTTAGCTTTTAAGGATTTGGTGCAAAGCGCGATCGCGCATAACATCGCTTACGAGCAATTGCCAGCCCCCGTGCAAGACTTCTTAGCCCGCCAACAGCGCGCACACTTAAGCGCCTTCAACCCCTTAGATTGGGGGGAAATTGTGAGCGGGGTGTTTAGTGGGGGCAAGGACGCTTACACGCAAGAGAAGACGCGCCAAAGCATTTTACAGGTCAAAGACCCTAATAAGCTCACCAAAGAGCAGCGCCACCAAATTTACAAAGACCGCAATTTTTTAGAAAACATCACCGACACCTTTGGCGACCCTAAAAAGGTTCTCAAAGAATACCAAGACTTCTTAAAGAGCGCCGACCTCACTAAGGAAGTGCAAAAATCCGTCTTCCTCTTTAAAGACAAGCACAGCGCCACCAGTTTGAGCGCGCTTTTAACGGGGGCCAGCGATGAGCAAAAGCAAGACTACGCCAAGGGCTTAGAGGCCATCGCCAAGGCCAATGGGTTTGAGGGGGCTTACACCGACAAAGAGCACAACATTTACATGCTCAAAGACGGGCAGTATTACCGCGTCAATGACGGCTTTATCGACAACTTCTTAAACTTTTTACAGGGCAATATGCAATCCATCGCCGGCGGGATTGTGGGCGCGCACGTGGGCGCACAAATAGGGGCAAAGACGCGCACGCCGTGGGGCTTTGGGGCATCTGTGGTGGCCGGCAGCGCTTTAGGCACTTCTTTAGGCTCAGCCTTAGATTACCTTTACACAGACCTTATTTTAAAACGCCAGCACAATTTCGAGGAGATGAAACATAAGGCGCTTGAGGATGGGACTTTGTCCTTAGTGGCCGATGCCGCCACTTTGGGGTTAGCCAAAGTGCTAAGGCCTTTAGCCCGTGGCCTTAAAAACGCCAATTGGGATCAAATCACCAACTACATCCCCGGGGTCAATTGGACGAAAAGCTTTTTGACCGGCAACCGCCAAAGCATCGAAAACATCTTAAACAATTCTTTAAGCGCCGCAGAGCAAGCTGCCATTAAGGCCGCGGGCGAGGAGTTTGGCGGAGGGGTGCTGTTAGGGCGCGCACAAATCCCGGCAAGAGAGACGATGAAAAAGACCTTTGGGGAGGGCAAAATCTTTAAGGCTTATGAAACCTTGATGGACGCGTTTTTCATGAACAACAAACAGGCCACACAAGAGGGGGTGTTGCGCGCAGTTAGGGCGGATGAAGAGGGCACGCTTTTAGCCTTCATGGCAGAGGCGGCCAATGCCAGCCCCAAAGCCCAAAAGGCCTTAAAAGACATTTTAAACACCACCACGCAGAAACTCCAAGCCCAGTTACAAAAGTTAGACGTGAGCCAAAGCAGCATCCAAAGCATTTTAGACCATTTGCAAAGGGGCACCCAGCAATCCTACCAGCAGGCCACAGAGGAGATCATCGCCAAGCTCTACCCGCGCGACACGAAAATCCAATTAGACCCTAAGCATTACCGCGCCTTTAGAAAGGAGCTAGAGGAGGATGGGCTGTTAAAACAAGAGGCCATGCCTTTTTTAGAGTTTGTGGAAAACAACATCTACAGAGAGGGCGGGGTGCATTTTAACCAGCTGAGCAACGCCCTTAAAAATCTCAACAGCAAGAAATATTACAAAGACATCAAAGACCCCGGGCTAGAGGACTACCTCAAAAGGGCGGTCCAACAATTCTTAAAAACGGATGTCAAAGAGGGCATTGACAAGCTCTTTGCCTCTAAGCCCGCATTGGCTAAGGACATTGCTGAGCTTTACAACACGACTTTAAAAGACTACGCCCACATGAAAGAGACGCTTAAAATCGCCAAAAGGCTAGGGCTTAGGGATGAATTTATGCAAAAAGACGCGGTGGCCGATAGGCTTTTAAACGCCCTTAAGGGGCAAGAGGGGGATAGCAACCATTTAGACAAGCTGCATTTAAACCCCAGCCAAAGAGAAGCCACAGAGTTACACATTTTAAACCGCCTTTTTGAAAAGAGTTTGTTAGACGAGGAGGCCTTAAAAGTCTTTGACAGCCAAGACTTTTTTAAACAAGTGCAAAAGATCGGGCAAGACACCTTTAAGTCGCAAGCGGCCAAAGATTTTTTAGACATGGCTAGCGGCTTTCACCGCCTCTTTAAAAACGATGCGAAAATCGCTAGAATGCTAGCCCCGGCTAGGACGGAGCGCATCGGCGCGAGCATTGCCACGAGTGTGAGCGGGGCGTTTAAACACCAAATCACCAAAGAGCTTTTTGCGTTTTTGACCCGTTTAGTGCCCCGTATCCCCTTTGCCACGCGCATTAACGAAAAGGTGAGCGGAGAGGTGTTGACACACGCCATCAAACAAGCCCTCTTAAAAAGCCACACGATCCAAGACTTTAGCAAGAACATCCAATCTAGGGCGGTGGTGGCAAACTTTGACAACGACACAAAAAGGCTCATCAAATCTTGGACACAGCAGCTAGAGCAGGGGGCAGAGCAGATCGGGGCGAAGGAAAGAGCTTATGAAGTCATCACAGACAAAGAGGCGTTTATCCAAGACCTAGATTTAAGCGTCAATGCCACGCCTATCCCTGCAAGTTTAGATGTAGAAGGCTTTTTAAAGAGTTTAGAAGGGGTGGAAAATAAAGAGAATTTCATTAAACACTTACAAGATAAGGGCACACAGGAACAACGCCTAGCTTATCTCAATCTTGTAGAGCCCACTTTGAAAACCCCCGACATTGAGCTCTTTTTTAAAGACCCTGAAAAGAAAGAATACATTAAGGCGTTTAAAAAGGAGAATGGCAAAGACCTAACCTATTTGCTTGTTACCGCAGATGGGGATAGATTGTTGCTAACAGGTTTACCCGTCCGCCAAAAAAGCTACCTTGAAAGGCAGATTAGAGATGCTGACATTATCCACTCTTTCATTCAGCCGGGTAGGCTTGATACGCAAGGCGGTTTAACGCCGAGTGGGCTACCAACTAAGGACTCTACCACATCCCCCCTGCTAACCGACTTAAGCCCCCAAGAAATCCAAGAGGCGGTTAAGAAGTGGGATTTAGCTAGCCCCAAAGAGACGGATGTTTTAGATTTTGCTTTAGTTAAAGACCCTGAGTTAACAGAGCTTAAAGAAGTGTTTAACACCGACAAGCTCACAAGACAACTAAGAGCCACAGAAGTGAAAGAAAGCCTAGATAAGGGCTTTAGCCTTGAAGAAGTGCTAGATTACACCAGCCATTTACCCACCGCCCAAAGAAATATTTTAGGCGATGAGCTCCACTACACTAAACCCCTAGAGAATGGCAAGACCTTAAACATTGTCGAAACCTATAAAGCCCCTAAGACTTTGCGCTTTAGCCGGATGGATGTGGTGGAGGATAGACGCATGCCCCCACCTAAAGGGGATATTGAGGGCACAAACCCTAAAGGCGATGTGCCCCAAAACCCCAGCACAGACACGACTAGCACTAAGGGGGGGATTGAGGAGGATACTAGCCCTAAAGGCAACATAGAGGACACAGGCACAGACTTTAAAGCCATCGCCCACGAACTTTACACGAAGGCACAAGAACAAGAAAGCGGGTTTAAAGAGCTCTTAGGCACTTTAAAGCAAGCAAATAACCGCATTGAAGGGGGCAACACTTTAAAGACCTTAGAAAGTTTAGAAGAGAAGTTAGCCTATTACAAGGGCGACACGGATAAGGTCAATGACTCACTCAGGGGGGCAGTGGTTACAGACAAAGAGGGCTTTAACGAGGCATTGACGCAGGTGCTGGAGAGCTTAGAGAACAACCCCAGCGTGAGTCATATCAGCCCCAAATTCATTAAAACCCAAGACGGCTACACAGGCGCGCACATCAATTTTAACTTTAACGGCGTGCCTAGCGAGATTCAGCTACACACGCCCAAGAGTTGGGAAATTAAAAAGCAGTTAGACCCGCTTTATAAGGCTAAACGCCGCTTGCAGCTAGAAAGGAAGCTAACCAACAAGGACCTTAGAGACTTTAAGCGTAAAATGAAGGCACTAGGTCAAGAGTCGGATTTAGATATTAGCTTGTTGACTTCGTTTAAACTCACTTCCCCGCAAGCGTCGTCTGCAATGTCTGTATTATCGAAAAAATCAGGCACAGAACTAAACGAAAGCCAAGACCATTTATTAAAGTCAAATTCAAACCCCGGGACTTCCGAATCAGGCAATGCATACAACCGCTTAGAATCGAAATTAAACCAAAAATCCACATCTTTAACAGGGGGTAAGGGGATAGACACCGACATACAAACTCCTTTAAACGAGGATACCACAACCCCGCTTAAAATCGAAGCCAACCCCGAATTTGGCGAGAACTTCGCCGAATATGCGGGCAAAGGCGCAGAGGCGGTTAAAAAGCTTTTGCAAGAGAAACGCGGGCAAGTGTCCGGGGCGTTTTATCGAGAGGGGCTAGGATACATAGATATTATATGGGGAAGTGCTGGAGGTATGGGGGATAAAGCGAAAGGCGTAGGCTTGTCCAAAATACTGGAAAAACACATTGATGACTTTACACCCTTTCAAGGCGACACGCCACAAGAAAAACTTATTAATGGCTTAAGCCAAATTGTGCAAAATGGCGAGCTTGTCATTAACTCACAAGATGTTAAGACTATCATCTTAAAGAAAGGTGGAAAAGAGTTTAGAGCGGGGTTATCGCAGGGTTGGGATGGACAAGGTAAAAACCACTGGATTATCACAGCCTACGAGCTTAAACATCCTCCCCTAGAGACTTCCGACCAATCTAGGGCGCTAGTTGGGCATGGAAACAATCTTGCCCAAAAGGACTTAGGCGACTCTACCACAACCCCGC